AGTAACTGAAAAGAAATCAGAGTTAGTAGAAGAACTATTTAAAAGTGGCACAGGCTTTGAAGCAATACCTAAAGACATTGTAGAAGAATATAATTTATACGATTTACTTTCTTGTGGTGATTTGTTTGCTACTCAATATAAGATGCTCCAGGATGATGATCACTGTAGTATGAAAAATATTGTTGAGTTAACTAATGATATGACTGATGTGCTTATTGATATAGAACGTAATGGTATATGTATTAATATGGATATACTTGATAAGGTACAGTCTGATTACGAGCAGGAAAGAAAAGAGAAGGCTATCCAAAATACAAAGATAATTAAATGTGTCATGGGAGATAGGCCTTACAATCTATCATCACCTGAGCAGCTTTCTGAAATTATATGGTCTAGAAGTGTTGTAGATAAAGAGCTTTGGGCTGAAACTTTTAATATAGGTACTACAGCTAGTGGTAAAAAAAAGTATCGCCCTAGAATGCCTAAGCAAGAGTTTCAAAAGCAAATTAAAAAACAAACTAAGATTGTAAGTAAAACAACTGTAAGAAAATGTCCTGATTGTAAAGGTACAGGAAAACAATATAAGGTAAAAAAAGATGGATCTCCATACAAAATTCAGCCTATGTGTAAGCATTGCATTGGTACTGGCTATGTTTATGATGCCACCTCGGATGTAGCAGGCTTTAAATTTTCACCAACACATGTGCAACAAGTTATGTCACATGGTTTTGCAACAGATAAAACTACGTTAGCAGGCTTGGCAGTCATTGCTAAACAACACAACCTAGAAGTTGCTCATCAGTTTTTAACTAACATGCAACGTATTAATGCACTAGATACCTACATCAATTCGTTTTGCAAAGGCATTCGTAAGAATGTAATTAATGGCATTCTTCATCCCCAGGTATCTCAAGTAAGAACAGGCACAGGTAGACTGTCTTCATCTAATCCTAACTTTCAAAACTTACCTCGTGGTGGTACAGCTACAGTAAGAAAAGCAGTAGTATCTCGTTTTCCTGGCGGTAAAATATTAGAAGCTGACTTTGGTCAATTAGAATTTAGAATAGCTGTATGGATGAGCGATGATGCTACAGGTCGTAAAGAAATAGATGAAGGCTTTGATGTACATTCCTACACCTCTAAGGTTCTTACAGAAGCAGGTCAAAAGACTTCAAGACAAGATGCTAAGGCTAGAACATTTAGACCTCTATATGGTGGTGTAAAAGGATCTGCTGCTGAAATGGAATACAATAAATCATTTATGAAAAAGTACAGTGGTATAGCTAAATGGCATACAGATCTTCAAGAAGAAGTTATGCTACATAAAAAAATTACTACAGTAACAGGTAGACAATTTGCTTTTCCAGAAGTTAAACGATTACGTAATGGTGTTACTGAAGCAACCAAGATAAAAAATTATCCTGTACAAAGTGGAGCAACTGCTGATCTTGTGCCTTTATCTTGTGTGCTTTATAATAACATTACTAAGTCTATGAATTTAAAGAGTAAATTTATAAACACAGTACATGATTCTATAGTAATTGATATACATCCAGATGAATTAGAAATAGTGCCTAAGCTTATTTATAAAGCTATGATGGGTGTTGGACCTGCAATGGATAAAATATTTAATTTAACCTTAGATGTACCTATGGAAGTAGAGTTAAAAATAGGTGATGATTGGTTTGAAATGACTGAAATAGATGTTGACAAACTAACGAATTTAGATATAACAGATAACAATATAGACAGGAGAATAGCATGACAGAGAATGCACTAACGATAAAAGATATAGATAATTTACCTTACGATCAAATAGCAGGAGAGTTTGGTTTTGTAAACGAAACAGAACAGTCTGCTGCAAATGCACCAGGATTTCCTCGTGTAACTGTAAATAATAAGGCAAGAGATGCAGAAGGCAATAAGATACCTGATGGTACTATAAAAGTATATCATCCAGAGCATGGTGTTGTATATGCTGAAGACGCATATATAAGAATATTTCAACAAAGATTTTTTTATCAAAGATACGATGAGAATGCTACTTGGCAAGACAAAGATGGTAATGATTTAAAAGGCCGTTATGTTAATAAATCTGTATTTGTTAAACATCCTAGTGAAGAAGCTCTTGATGAAGAGGGTGGTGTAAATTGTGGTAAGTTTAAGGTAGATGATTGGGATAACCTTTCAGAAGACCGTAAGAATTGGTGGAGAGGTGCTAAAAGATATCGTGTAGTATTTGGTTTACTCCGAGTAGAAAAAGGTTTTGTAGGCGAAGGTAAAGATCCTGTAAGTTTTGATAACCTTCCTATTATGTTTCAAATATCTAATAGAGGAACATATAAAAACTTTGGAGATGTTATGTCTCAATTTTATAAAACTAAGAAGATGCCATTTAAACACGAAGTAAAACTTAATTTTAAACTAGAACAATCTGGTGCTATATCTTGGTATGTAGTAACACCTACTATTACATCTGAAGCTGTACCTTTTACAGAAGCTGATATGGAAGTTAATAGAGCTTTCTTAACATATGTTACAGGACATAATGATAACATTCGTGCCAGGTCATATGAAGCAAAGCGTTACACAAGTGATGTAGACGCTACAGTTATTGATAACGATTTTATTGAAGTTACTGATACGTTACCTGAATAATGAATGATAATTTAGCTAGAGTAATAGCTTACCTTGAGTCTGCTAACAGAGGAGAGGTATCAATGTCTGAGGAGATAATTGACCAAGCTGCCGAAGATTTTAAACAGGCTCTAAAAAAACAATTTACTCCTCAAGATTTTTCTTTTAAACCAAGACCCTCTAATTTAGGAAAACCTTTATGTCAACTGCAATTAGCTAAAGCAGGAGCAAGAGCAGAAGACAAACCTTATACCTTTAAAATGATTGTTACCTTTGGTGATGCTATAGAAGCTATATTAAAAGCTATATTAAAATCGTCTGGTGTTGACTATAAAGAAGGTGACAATATAGAGATTACTGAAAAATTAACAGGTGAAACTGACTTATATGTAGATAATAAAGTAGATGATATTAAATCTTGTAGTCCCTGGGCTTTTAGAAATAAGTTTTTAAGTTTTGAAGGTTTAAAGTCTCACGACAGTTTTGGTTATCTTACGCAACTACATCTCTATTCTAAAGGAGCTAAGAAAAAAGTTGGTGGTTGGTGGGCAGTTAATAAGTCTAGTGGAGAAATATCTTATTTAGATGATGAGTCTACCGAAGAAGAAGTACAAGAAACTGTAGATCAAGCATTAGATAAAATGAAAAAACTAGAATCTGATGTACCTTTTAAAAGATGCTTTGATTCTATAGAAGAAAAGTTTCGTAAAGTACCTACAGGTAAAAGAGTTTTAGGTGAAGAATGCTATTGGTGTGATTATAAATTTAGCTGTTGGCCTAATTTAGAATATAAACCTCAAGAAGCATCCTCAGCTAGAGAGCCAAGGTGGTTTTACTATACAAATGAAGATGAGGTTGTAGATGAAAAGAATACTTGAAGTAGATGACGAAGAAGTAGTAATATTATTAAAGCCTGGTAAGAATGAAGAAGGAGACTGGAATCACTCAACTAATATACATTTTCCTAAAAAACATGATGACTCTTATGGCATGGTTGACGCAATTAGTGACCTTGCTCGTGCTATGGTTGGCTTTAGTTATTGTGGAGATAATGAAGAAATTGTTGAGTATGCCACACACTTTTATAATATTACTAAAGCACCTGCAGAAAAAGAAAAAAAAGCAGTAAAAAAAGATAACGTAATTTATTTTAATCAATGGGGTAATGATGACTAAAAAAGATGATCCAGTAAACTACCCATCTCATTATAACAATGGTAAAGTAGAAGCTATAGAAGCTATCGAAGCATCTATGGGAGAAAAAGAATTTCGAGGGTATTTAAAGGGAGCAATCTTAAAATACATTTGGAGATATACCTATAAGGATCGTGCTTTAGAAGATTTACAAAAAGCACGTTGGTATTTGGACAAGCTAATAGGCATTGTCCGTTTGGATGCAGACTTAAAAGATGAGATTAAATTTAACGATTAGTTTAGAGATTAACCCAGAAGAATACCCACTACCTATAGATGGAGATGTAAGAGATGAGATCGAACAGATCATACGAGACTCGTTCTATGACATCGAAGGGATCGAAGTCGAGAAGATCAAGACCTCGAAAAGGACAATGGCCTCCCCTTCGTATTCAGTTCGATGAGGGCTTTAGAGCTTTTTCACGAGGAATATTAAAAAATCCTTATGGAGAAAATAATGTACGCCATAAGGAATGGCTACGAGGTTGGAACACAGCCTATTTTGATAACAAAAATAAATTAAAAGGAAAGAAGAATGGGAGTATATGATTTAACAAAAAGCAATAGTATAAGTTTACCCACAGATTATCAAAGCTTTATTCACGTTTCTAGATATGCTAGATGGATTGAAGAAGAAAACAGAAGAGAAACCTGGGAAGAAACAGTCAATAGGTATTTTAATTATTTAGAAAAACATACTAAAGAAAATAATAACTTTAGTTTGTCTGTAGAAAAAAGAAAAGAACTACAGGATGCTGTTCTTAACCTAGAGATTATGCCTTCTATGAGAGCATTAATGACAGCAGGTGTTGCTTTAGAAAGATGTCATGTAGCTGCATATAACTGTTCTTATCTACCTGTAGACAGCGTTAGATCTTTTGATGAATGCTTATACATACTTATGTGTGGTACAGGTGTAGGTTTTTCTGTAGAAAGAAAGTATACTAAACAATTACCAACAGTTAACGAATCTTTTGAAGATAGTGAAACAACTATTGTAGTTGGTGATAGCAAAACAGGATGGGCTAAAGGCTATAAAGAATTAATTCATTTATTATATTCTGGTCAGATACCTAGTTGGGATTTATCTAAACTAAGACCTGCAGGTGCAAGGCTTAAAACATTTGGCGGTAGATCAAGTGGTCCTGATCCTTTAGATGATCTTTTTAGATTTACTGTAAATATATTTAAAGGTGCAGCAGGAAGAAAATTAAAATCTATAGAATGCCATGACATCATGTGTAAGATAGGTTCTGTTGTAGTGGTAGGTGGAGTAAGACGTTCTGCACTTATTAGTCTATCTGATTTACAAGACCAAGAAATGGCTTTAGCTAAATCTGGTGAGTGGTGGAATAATGAAGGTCAAAGAGCATTGGCTAATAACTCTGTATGCTATAAAGAAAAACCACCTATAGGTATCTTTATGAAAGAATGGCTTACATTATATAATTCTAAATCAGGTGAACGTGGCATATACAATAGACAATCTGCAGTAGAAAAGTCATTAGAGAATGGTAGAAGAAATGCAGATTATGATTTTGGTACTAATCCATGCTCTGAGATTATATTAAGGCCATATCAGTTTTGTAATTTAACAGAAGTAGTTGTTAGAGCAGATGATAAAATAGTGGATTTAGAAAGAAAGATTGAGTTAGCTACAATCCTCGGTACAATACAATCTACTTTAACCGATTTAAAATACCTTAGAAAGATATGGAAAGATAATACAGAAGAAGAAAGACTTCTTGGTGTTTCTCTTACAGGTATCATGGATAATGAATTATTAAATACTGCATCTGCAGGATACTTATCTGATCTACTTTCACAACTAAAACAGGTAGCTGTTGATACAAATTTAGGATTATCAGAACAATTAGGTATACCTCAATCGACTGCTATAACTTGTGTAAAGCCTTCTGGAACTGTATCTCAATTAGTAGACTCTGCTTCTGGTATTCATGCTAGGCATTCTGAATACTACATTAGAACTGTTAGAGGAGACAAAAAAGATCCTTTAACACAGTTTATGCAATCAGCAGGTGTACCTGTAGAAGATGACATTATGCAACCAGATAGCACTGTAGTTTTTAGTTTTCCTGTAAAATCTCCTAAAAAAGCAGTTACACGTAATGATACTGGTGCTTTAGAACAATTAAACTTGTGGCTTAAATACCAAAAGAATTGGTGTGAGCATAAACCTTCTGTTACAATAACTGTAAAAGAAGATGAATGGCTTGATGTGGGTGCATGGGTTTATGAAAACTTTAATGATGTTGCAGGAATATCTTTCTTGCCTCACTCAGATCATACTTACAAACAAGCTCCTTACCAGGAATGTACTAAAGAAGAATACCTAGATCTTAAAAAGAGAATGCCTAAGAATATTAATTGGCAAGATCTTTCTGAGTTAGAAAAAGAAGATAGCACACGAGGAGGCCAAGAGTTGGCTTGTACTGCTGATTCTTGTGAAATAGTGGATATAACATAATGACACACTTTGAAATAAAAATAAAAGATGACACAGGTACATCTTATGACTTTAATGCACGTTACACTTTTGCGTGCTCTAATCTAGAGGATGTAGTTTTTCATCTAGATGCTATACTAAGAACTGCAGGATTTGTTTTTGACAGTATAGATATAAAAAAGAAAAGTATTCATGAGGAGGAGGATTTACCTCACCTTGATTTTGATGTTCAATTTGATGGAGAATAATATGACAAAAAAACGTGCACGTACAGAAGATGGAAAATTTATTGCAGATGATCCAAATACCCCAGATGTAAATGAAGCATTTGAGCAGGAAGAAAAACCTGAAGTGCCTCAAACATATGTAATAACTTTAGAAACTTTAAATAAAGTTGTTAATGTTTTAGGACAGCTAGATTATAAAAGTGTCTTTCAACTAATGGAAGAACTTAGAGGTTTACAAGCTGTTAAAATTAACGAAAAGGTTGAGTAATGCTGTCGTTACTCGGATCAGTTCTTGGCTTTGGAACTTCTTTTCTTCCTTCTGTATTAGGATTCTTTGAAAAGAAACAAGCCAATAAACAAGAACTACTTATGCTTGAAGCTAAAGCTAAATACGCTTCAGAACTAAGTAAACTAAAATTAAAAGAACTAGATGCAGAAGCAGACATAGAAGAAGTAAAAGGTTTGTACAAACACGCTGAGTCATTAGCACAAGCAAACAAATCTACATTTGTATCTGCTTTACAGGCATCGGTAAGACCAGTTATAACATATGCTTTCTTTAGTATATTTGCATTTGTTAAAATTACTTATGTAATGTTAGCTATGCAAGGTGGAGAAGAATTACTACCTGCTATACTAGCTGCCTGGGATGAGGAATCAAAAACCATCTTTGCTGCCATTATTAGTTTCTGGTTTGGGAATCGTTTATTCAAAGCAAGGAGTAAATA